AGTATTTTGATTGAGAACAGTTTCCGCTTTAGTGTTCCAATCAGATAATGAAGTACCATGATCAGCCGCAAATAACGCATCAGCTCCACTTGTAGTTAATTGAATGTCTGAATTAGATTCCAGATTATCAGTATTTACAATAAAACTTGCATGACCTGCTGATGAAAAATCAAAATCAGCATAAGCAGTACCACTTAAAGGAAGAGCGGGCGAAGTACCTCTTTGCTGGAACGGCAAAGCACTGGTAAAATAGTCCTTTTCCCAGTTTCTAAAAGCAGTATAAAAAGTATCCAAACCTCTTTCATCCTGCAAATTCTGGTCGCGATAGAATTCATTCCATATCGTATTATATGCCCACCAAGGATATGCAATAGGAACCATACCGAATTGACTTGATCCATGATCACCGTCACCTAAAGGAAATCCGAAATAATCCCAAAGTGAAGTCTTTACATATGCTGATGGATTATCTACATCATAGCGAGGCAACTCATACGCATTATCACCGTCAACTCCGCCGGTAATAAAATCCTCCCAGTTTTCGTCCAGTATGCGATACGGAACAAAAAAGTAGTGAACTACACAATCAATTCTATGCAGAATCGGAGCAAGTAAAGGATTGAAACGAAGAACTACTTCATTACCTATCTGCCAATAATCACCGGGAACAACTTCATCACATAATACTGGATAAAGTTTCCCTAATTCTCCCGTAAGCAGTTTGGAGTACGAAAGATCAAACATCGAACGCCGAGGATTAACCTGACCGGTTCTTTTAAACACCCGATTCATTTCTTATCTCCTTTTTTTCCAAATATATCCCGAAGGAACCGAAACACATAGATCAAACCGAGGGAAATAACCCGCTTCTGCCATTCAGTCATAAACAACTCCTTTTAGTCGTTATTTTGGACACCGCTGGTGTCAACTGGCCATATTAACATCAAGTAGGTCAATATGGCCAGTTAATCTACCGCGCCGGCATCCGCCGGCTTGCTTGCATCGCCCGCATCCGCGGACGATGCTTTACTTCCGGATTCTGCTTTGCTTGCCTTTTCAGCTTTTGCATTTGCCTCTGCTATTCTTCTCGCTTCGCTGATATTCGCTTCGGCCTGTAACAAAAGCTGGGAAGCATCAGCCATATCGAATCCGGGTGATCTCGTAGGATCAGTGAAGTCTTCGTCAACTTCACCTTCAAAGTCATAGCGTCCCTGTCGGGCCGCCTGCAAGTTTTTTCCAGACTGAATAAAAGATTCAATCTGTTTTTTCGCCGAAATGTATGAACCTATCTCAACAACAAGTTCACCGTCATTCTTTTCAGGTTCCGAAGGTGGCAGATTCTGAAAATCGAAAATCTTACGCATTGTCTTTTTTCTCCTTGTCATCATCTTTTGACCGCAGTACATCCAAACCATTTGCAACAAACAAAGGTGAGAACGAACCAAGTCCATCATCACCATTCACTGCCTTAATGGAACCTTGTTCATCATCAAACTCTGCTACACAGTACAAGTCGTACTCGCCAACATAGTCAACCTGTTTAAGTAGACCTGTAAACTGGCGAACAGCGACTCCATCATTTACCGCGGTGAAAACCGGACCGAACTTTTCAGCAACCTGATCTTTGATACTGTACAACCTCATATTGTACCTCCTGTATTTGATACTATAAGTATATCACAAATATACCTACTTTGCACAATAAAGTAGGGTAAAATTATAGCCAATTTTAGTTGATAATTTTACCCTTTACCTTAAATTAACCTTAAAGTTTATCTTTCTTCATACCTGTGCGAGCTTTTACGTTCCTATCGGCCTGTAAACGCGCTTTTCTCAACTCATGGTATATAGATACCAAATCATCTTTTCCGCATCGTTTAGCTAGCTTCTCGAACGTCTCACGGCGTTTTTCAAGGGTAACACTCTTGTAGGATTCTTTTTCAATCTCAAGTTTTTTTTTATAGTACCTGGGAACACCATGAACTACTCCTTGATAAGGAATCTTCAATTCCTCCTTAATTCTGTCTTTGTTGTCAATAGCAAACTTCTTACCGAGACCTTGTGACTGTAACTGGAAGGGAGGTTGTCTATCAGCCAACCACTCTTTAAAATCCTTGCCGTACTTTTTTTGAATATATTTTGCTACATACCTACAAGACTGATAAGTGACAGAACCAGTAAAAATAAAACCATAAGGCCAAGCACGCTGAAGAGCTTCATCATCTTGGCCGAATCCAGAAACACCAAACAAAATAAGATGATAATGAGGACGGTCACGTTGTTCTCCGTATTCTCCACAAGCATAATATTTGATTTTACGCGGATATAATTCCTTACGTAAACGCTTAAGAAATAATTGTACATCTCTTTTTGAAATCTGGTAAGGTGCTTCTCTGAAGGTCAAAGTTAAAAAAACCGAATATTCATGATACTCTAACTCGTTCATCATACGAAGCGCCCATTCTCTTTGACGAGAGATTATACAGGAAGCACACTTACCGCACGGAACCTCAATAATGTCACCATTATCCATTTTCAACAAAAATGGACTTGTACACTGCATGTTCAACTCCAAAAGAAAGGGGCCCATTACAGGCCCCTAACAAGCTATAGACGAATTCCGCCTCGGCTAGAGCCATAGGAACGGATACGACGAGCACGACGACGGAAACGCTTTAAAGCTGGACGACGTCGACCACGATAACGACGAAAAGCCATAATTTACCTCCTTTTGATAATCTTACTCATTAACGCGAAAACATATGGCGTGAACCAGCTTGGTATGCTTGACGATCAGCATATTCCTTTTGGTACTTTTCATGAGCCTTTTTTGCTTCATTTGCTCTTTTTCTTGCTTCATTTTCCCTTACAGCTTTTTGGACTGCTTCAAGACCGGGTAAATTAATAGACCCTGTTTGTTCTGTCTTGAACATGTCAACTGTCTGATCAAAAAAAGCCCGAGCATCTCTGTACATGCTACCAAAGGCCGACGTCTTCGAAGGCAAACCATCGTTAAGAATAATGCTTAGATCATGGCGCATCAATTGATTTTGTAAATCAATTGATTCCATTTGTTTTTTTATATACTCTTTTTGCGCATCTGTATAAGCAATATTTGCCTTACCTTGCATCAACGCCATTGCCGCACCAGCCTTATCAAGCGCCTGCCCAATAGACCACTGTTTTTGATACTGCGGAGCAGTTACCTGAATAGGTCCTGACGCTTGCGCTCCTTGACCAGCTGCCAACACAGGCGACAAACCAGCAGATCGTAAGTCGGCAACTCTACGTTGAACGGCATTGTCTTCACGTCGCCATGCAGTTTGTTGAGTTTCTTTTTGATACTCAAGTACTTTTTGCTGCATTTTATAATTATCATCAGAAGCAGATTTACCGACAAAAGTATCAATCAAACCGCCAACTATAGAACCACCAAGAAGCCCGACCGCTAGATCATCAATTCCAAACATTTACGACCTCCTAATGGTCAATGAAACCCGGTTCAGCAATTACAGGCAACGGCCGGAAAGCCTTAATAACATTTCCAAAGTTACAAAGAAATGCAGGTTCATTTTGTACAGCAAGATATCGCTTTGTGGGTACACAAGAAACAAAAGTACTATTAAGCAAAGGTTGGTTAGAAAATTCTCTACCTAAATGCCAATAGTTGAAAGTATCTCTGAAATCTCCTGTAATAAGATTTTGTTTTACCCTCATCTCATCATAACGACCCTGGAAACCGAAAACTGATCTTGCTGTCTGTTCAGAAGTACCAGAAACATTGTAAATCTCTGCGGTCATAATAGCCTGTTCTGATAGATTCGCAAACTCGGGAAAATAGAAATCATATCTGGTCTCACGCAACCATTGACGGTTAATCCCTTGCATATATGCAGGTTTTGGCATAACCGACATCAGCCCCATAATAATTCCATATTCCTTGACGTGATATTTGCCCACATAACCCTGCTGGACATTAATACCATGACCCGCCATGTTACCCTGGGGAGAAGTACCATCAGTTGAAGAAGTCTGGAGAACCTCGGAAACAATAACCGGATTTTT